GTCATCTTTCTACTAAAACTCCACTCCGGCTTTACATAATCAGCGTGATAGTGTGTAGCACCTTCTGTGAGTCCCCTATACTTCCTATATGAAAGAATATCTTGAGCGATGCCCTTTGACCGCAACCAAGCGTAAGTCTCTACTGGAACGTCTGATTGACCGTCACAGTACCAACTAAACTGACACATATTTTTCTTCGGTATGAAAAGTCCTCGATCTACGCCCCACTCAGACATCACTGCCTGTTTGACGACGCCACATATTGTGGATGGATAACGATCATTCTTCACACGATTGAGCGTCACGTCTGCGACAGCATACTGTCCAGCCAGACTTTCACTACGGGCTTCGTGATAGACATTGAGTGCAAGACACTCAAGTTCATCCGTGGCATTGATCTTAACATTTTCCGCATTGACATATCCAACATATCCAAAAATTGTCAATAGGGTTAAAACACACACACCACGGAAGATCTTCATAACGTCATCCTCAGTAACTTTTCTAACTTCAGAAGTTTTTTCTTTTGTTTGGGCGTAGGATTGTCGCCTGCCTTTCTGCGCAGTTGCGCATATTCTCTGGTCAGATTAGCTTGATATACCATTCTGCATTTCCTCCTCACTATACATAAACCCAAAAGAACTTTGGACCATACTAGGTTGGGCGCTAAAATAGTTTCTAACCATCATGAATGCTCTGCGCAACTCAGGGTCGGTGTCGAGTTCTTTATCTTCTAGGATAGCGAAATCTAGTTCTTCAACAACTATTTTATCAAACTGATCATCATCGACGTAAACGTCTAGGTAAGGCATAGTACTACTCCACTTTGGTTAATTTATGGAGAATATTATACTATAATGAACCTCACATGTCAATGAATTTTTTGTGAAGAAAGTCGGAAAAAATGACCTGAGATTTTTCGCCAGGGTGGCCGTATGTTTTGAGATCATTGTTTTCAATGGCGATGGTGTATAAATCTTTACCCTTACCCGCACCCACACGACTGGTGGGTTTAAGATCTGCAATAGAGTCTTTTAACCAAGATATGTATAATGGCATACTTTTTGAAGACGACTTATCGTCTTCGTCTGACACAGAATTGCGTAGGATAGCCATAATGTTTGACCAACATCGTCTATGGAAGAATCCCTGCACAAGTTTAATGTCCATACTGTCACATAAAAGTTCTAGAGTTTTCATTTTGGTGAGAGTATGCATAACGTCTGTACGTGAGTCATAAGCGGTATCAAACCAATCGTTCATAACACGACGTTTGTTGAGATCGTATATGCCCTCTGTTCGCAGTGGAGAAAATTGAGTGACATCACCTTGTCTTTGAATCTTGATCTCTCTTTCTTTAGGCATATACTCTACGAGCTCCGCCCGTTGAAAGGCTGACCATATGACGACGATGTGTGTGACCGGAGTTTCTTGTCTAGGATGATGGAGATAGTCAGTAACTTCACGAAATATTTTATCATTACCGGCACCACAAGATCCCAAGTTGATATAGGGCATGGCCATTTTACCCGCAAGGATATGAGTGAAAGTCAAGGGCCAATGTGTGGGCGGATTATTATCAAAACCTTTCAGTTCGTCCCCCCAGACGAAACTACATCCTGCGGTCAGTAACATTAATTCTTCTCTTTGTAGTCTTTGATAGCAGCTTTGATCGCATCTTCTGCGAGAACACTGCAGTGAATTTTTACGGGTGGTAGTGCGAGTTCTTTGGCGATGTCTGTATTACGGATATTCCCTGCGTCTTCGATATTTTTACCTTTGACCCATTCGGTGAGTAGAGAACTAGAAGCAATAGCACTACCACAACCATAAGTTTTAAATTTCGCATCTTCAATGATTCCATCATCACCGACAAGGATCTGGAGTTGCATCACATCACCACACGCCGGAGCGCCGACCATGCCAGTACCGACATTGTCATCTTCTTTGTCCATCTTACCCACATTGCGTGGGTTTTCGTAGTGATCTAAAACTTTATCTGAATACATTACGGAGTCTCTATATCTTCAATCAACATGTCACGCATGGCACGTGCCTGTGCGTCTTCAGGATTATTTACACTGCCACCGTTCACAAACTTATATGCAAGTGTGATGCGTTGACATTCTGTGTATGCAGCGTGCCAACAGTGTAGGTCTTCTTCTTGTTCTGCACCAAAGTAGTAGTGACGACATTGCCAGCCAGGCACATCATCGATCTTGATGATTTTGTCTTTCTGTTTGTCGTAGTATTCGAAGAAACCTTCTCCGGTCTCTGACCACGTGAACAACACTTGGTATGCATTGGCATCATAGTTAGTATGCCAACCCACAAAACCGCCTGGCGGGTAGTAAGAGAGTAATGCAGAAGTATGTGCGCCAAGTTCCGATGCGAAATCGTACTTGACCTTCTGCATGAAGTCTTCCCAAGTTTCTTTATCTTCACGCACCATTTTTGCTATAGGTTGTGCGAAATACCTATCGGGCGGGCCAACTAGACGGTCTCGTGAAAGACATTCTAACAGATATTCATATGAGGTGTAGTAAGACCCCAAGTCAATATCTTTCTCTTCACGATAAGTCCAATACTTTTTGTCATTGTGAGAAGGTTTAGAAAGCATCTCATCGGAGAAACCGTTCAACACATCTAACATTTCTTTATTACGAATTACTACTTCAGTCATTGTCGCGAATAATCACCATTGAGTAACGATCTTTCAGTGTACTTTTAAATACAATCGTATCACCAGATTTTAAATTTAATTGGTCCATCAAGTCATCGTTTATCTCGAAGGCAATTTCTCCCCCTTCAACTTCAATCACTGGACAAATCCAAGAACTAGAAGTTATCTTGCTCGAATTCTTCATTTGCTTTCTTAATGTCTTCTTCAGTACACACACCCATATGTAGTAGGAATGAAACTGTTGAATTAATACCTCTTTGTGTGCCTGTGGTTCGTCCCACCATATATGTTATAAACATGAGTGCGACAGCTATAAGTGTATGCAAGTACGGATCCATTGTTGGACTCCTTATATTTTAAAACCAGCGAACTTTTCACTATCTATTCGCTGACCGGATGTGGAGTTATCAAAGGCTGGTCCATTATCTACTTCTTTATTTAGGGGTGAATCATTTTGATCAACATCAAAAAGTCTCATTTTAGCTCGGTCAATACCCACGACAAACCTCTGGTTCATATGAGGGTCGTTATATCTATTCTTTAACTGTTTCACTAAAATCTGATTGTGGGAACTCAGTTCGTCGTTCGAGATAAGTGCGAACATGAGATCGGCGGTTGCGGGTAGTCCAAAAGACTCGGACGTATCTTCAAGCCCCAAGTCATCATTAGAGTAACCAGAACGAGTCGTCTGCGTTGCAGACACGACCGGCACGTCAAATTCCACGGCAAGACCACGTAGCTCTTCAGCAATAGACTTGATATACGTATACGAGTTAATAGCACCGCCCATACTCTTCATTCGGGAAGAAGCACAGATATTCAGATAATCAATAAAGATTAGATCGGGAATAAACTTCTTCTTCAGTTTCAATTCATTCAGTAATGCACGAAAGTGGTTCGAGTGTGCACTACCCGTCGGATACTCTTTGATAATCAACTTACCGTTGGTCTTATCTGCGATACCTTTGACACGGCTTGAAAACATGTCCTTACTCAGATGTTCCAACTGATCTATCGGGACATTGAGTAGATTCGCATCGATCCGTTCTGCAATGCGTTCTTCAGCCATCTCCATAGTGATATAAAGGACATTCTTCCCCTGTGATAGGGCAGCTCCAGCACAATGACACATGAAGAGAGATTTACCGACACCCGTACCCGCCAGTGCGATGTTGAGGGTCTTATTAGGTAGTCCACCCTTAGTAATCCGGTTAAAGTAATCCAGATCAAATGGAAGGCGTTCTTCATCCTGCGTATAAAAGTCATAACGTGCGTCCACCGATTCAAGGTAGTCGTGACCAATGTTAGTATCAAACGTCACTGACAACGCCTTAGAGAGAACGTCGGGTATCGCATTGCGAGACAGTGACTGGTGATTACCATCAATAATAGTTATAGATTCCATAACTGCATTGAATACCGCACGGTCTTGACACCACTTCTCAGTGCGCTCCACTAACCACGAAAGATCTTCTTCCGCATACTTAAAGATGTCGGGGAGTATCTCCATCGCAACACGATAGTGATCATCTGATAAACGATCTGCCGCATCAATCTCAATCTTCAGGGCTTCTTTACTGGGCAGATTATTGAACTTAGCAATATAAGTAGTGAACTCTTTGAAAAGACCTTTGTAGACCCCTTCAAAGTATTCGGGAGAGAGGAAGGGAGCGACCTTCCTCATATAAGAATCGTTAGTCAGTAGATTCCGTAGAATCGTCTGTTGTAGATTTATTTCTGTCATATGTGTTAACCGCCGCATCTAAGATATCTTGTAGTACTTCGGCTGCAAACTGCTGAAGTCCAGTATTTTCAATATTATACACGCTTGTGTCGGGTGTGTCAATAACATCAAAGTTAAAAGTTATCTGTGCGTTATCGGCATCAATTTTAACATTATTATACCGGATAGTAACATCTTCATAGGGCTCACGTAAAAGATTAACATTCCACGCATCCTTGTTCTCAACAACAACAGGTTCCAGTTTATAATCTAGAAACTCTGACGGTTTGTCTAGGTTTAATTCACTCATGCTTCCTCCAGTTCTCCAATAAGTTCTGCATTGACTTCACTAGAATACCCGATCTTATAGGTCTTCTGTAAAAAGTCTGCGAAGTTAGTTGTTTCAAAAACAGGTTCCCAGAACTCTCCGTTCAGGGTATCTTTTGTTCGTACTTTAGTCCCAATGACTTCACCTGTAGATGTGTCAACTTTTTGATACCACCCGTTAGAAGGCTTAATAACATAACCACCAGCGAGCGCAACATCAAGTAGTCCTGAATACTTCTGCACTCCACCTTCCCACGAGACGCCAATCGGAATCTTTGACTTCTCTTTGACATATCGGGACTTCTCTACATTGATCACAAAATCATAACCAACGATCTCCGTACCCTGCTTCTCTTGACGACGGCCGATGATCCAGATGTTGTCAGCAGAGTAATAGATGCCAGTACCACCACTCACGATATCTTTTGGAAACAAACCAATCTCTTTATAAGTGTGATTGATTGCAAGCATCGGAATGTTCTTCATCGCAAGGTATGGTGTTGACATACGGAACAGACCTTTCAGTGCCTTCGCACGTGACATGTCTGCGACACCCTTTTCATTGAGTGCGTCTTCCAACTCTTTCTTAGACGCAAGGTTGCCGATAGAGTCGATGACAATAATGACATCATCTTCGCGGTCAAGGTTCTCTAACTGGTTGATCATATCAAACTTGAGTTCTTCAACGTTTGCAATCGGTGTGTGCAACACACGACTCGTGTCAATACCGAACTGAGTGAAGTATGACTGAGGCGAACCGAACTCTGAATCATAGAACAACATGACTGCGTCTGGTTTCGCGTTGAGATATGCACCCGCCATAAGTAATGCGAATGATGTCTTGAAGTGCTTAGATGGTCCAGCAAGGACAGTCAGCCCAGGCGAGATACCACCGTCTACGGAACCGGATAACGCGACGTTCACCATCGGAACGTCGGTCGGCACCATATCTTTTTCTGTGAAGAATTTACTCGTTGATAAAGTAGAAGTCTCTTTAATCTTCGAGTTCTTCTTCAGTTTGTCCATTATTGACATTCTTAGCTCCAAAATCTACAAATGTAATGTTATTAACTTTTTCACGTTCATCGAGGTCATATTGTACACGATAAGACGTGTTGATGTCAAGTACTTTTTGCAACAAATCAAAACTTATTACCCCACCATCTTCATGATCATGTGTGGAGAAATTCAGAAACGCTCTCGTATCTTTTGGAAGACAGGCACCACCGAATCCTCGTTTACCATCAAAGCCAGGCACTCTTGTGTGACCCATCCCAACGCGGTCGTCTTTACCCACAGCGCGAACGATAGTATTGTAGTTACAACCATATAAGTTGACAAGATCATATAGTTGATTAAAGAACGTGACCTTGGTTGATAAGAAAGAGTTGATAGTATACTTAACGAATGAGGCCTCATATGCAGTCATCTTGTGATAGTCATTTGACTCACACGAACTGAAGATTTCGTAAATATCAATCGTCTCCATAATTGCAGACGGCGTACCACCAATAACATGGAAATCTGCAGAAACAAAATCTGCCTTAGCATTCTTCTCTGTGAGGAACTCTGGGTTATATGCAAATCGGTCTTTCTGCTCTTCGTTCATCGCAGAGTACAAACGATGCACCACATCTGGCGTAATAGTTGACTTGACAACGACCATAGCGTCTGTGTAGTTCAGACACTTAATGACTGCAGTCTCAACAATAGAGGAGTTGACTGACCCATCGTCATTGGACGGAGTCGGAGCACAAATGAAAAAACACTGCGGATGATCTTCGCGATCCATCTCTTTCAGTTCTTCTACATCTGTATTGTATTTTGGATCATATAATCTAAACTGAACAATCGGATGAGTAAATGCATACTCTACAGCTTGTCCAACAAAACCGTGACCTACTATGCCCAACCGAAATATTGTCGGTTCTTTTGTTGGGTTACTCGGCATTAGTCACCTCGTGATATTCTTTATACCATTCATAGAATTTTGCGACACCCTCTGCGATACTCACCTTCGGTTGATATCCTAACGCCTGAAGTTTCTCTGTGTTTGACCAAGTTTCTTTGGTGTCAGCGGGATGTTTTGGTGCCAAGTTCTTGTCAGCTTCTTTGCCAGTATTCTTCTCAATCTCTGAAATAAAGTCCATCAACGGGACCTGTTCGCCGCGGCCAATGTTAAAGATCTCACCGGCCGGAATATCCTTATTGTCCAAGACAATTTCAATTCCATCATTGATGTCATCCACATACGTAAAGTCGCGTTTCATATCGCCATAGTTATAAACAGTTATTTGATTACCCGCAAGAACATTCTTAGTGAAGTCAAACAACGCCATATCCGGACGACCCCAAGGACCATAGACTGTGAAGAACCGCAGACCGACAGTATTGAGACCAGACGACTGCATCTGACACTCGTTTGCCCACTTGGTATAACCATACGCGTTCAGTTGTTTACCGTGTTCTTTACCCTCCACCCATGGCACTGGTGCGCCGGCATAGATGCAAGATG